ACTGCCGTACACAGATGGCGGGCCAATATAGTTGGCCACATGCGCGTCTGTCGTTGTCAGGATAAGCGTCTGCCCGCGAACATTCACGCCAGCCATAATCTGCCCGCTCGTCTGCAGCTCAAGATCGCCAGCCTCGTTTGTCGCGGCAGGCGTCCACGTCGTATTGTCTTCGCGGTCAGACCACTGCACAAGGCGCGGATTGCCGCCTGCGCCGAGACACATCAAAAAGCGCTCTGCCGTGATAACAATGCTGCGGTTATTAACTGGCGCGTTGGCGACCTGCGCGGCAATCGTGCCGGTGTTAAGCTGCCATTCATAAACCTTGCCGTCGTCTTCGTTATTGGCCAGCAAGTATTCGCCCCACGGCTGCAACGCCCAAGCGGTCGCTGGCTGGATGCGTACAGTGTCTGGCCGCGCAACGCCGTATGCGTAGCTGCCGAATAAACCGCCGCCGCATCCAGTAAACGCTATAGCGTCTTCGCGGCCAGCGGTCAGGCCGCTCGGCGTAATGTCGAATTGGTTTCCTGCGCTGTTGTAGACGTAAAGCTTGTTATACGTTCCGGCAGCAATCCAGCGGTCGCTGCTGTTGTCGATCCACGTTGTCATGCCGCGCGTGATCGCAGCGGTTGCCGTGTCAGATCTCTTACGCCAACCCTTTACCGGCTGCATCGTGCCGTCGATCCAACGTATCAGGCTGGCATCGCGCCAGCGGCCCATGCTCTGCAAGTCGGTGCCGTTGCGGTAAACCCCAGCGGGTACGTCTAATCTAATCAGAGCCATCGTTGCCTCGTTGGTGTTGCGCGCTTGCCGCAGTGTAACACATGACCATTTGATGCGCAAAAGGGCAGCGTTTTGCTGCCCCTAGCGTTTTCGTTGTGCTGCGCGGCTATTCCGCGTCAGGCTCAAGGGCGGCTTTTAGCTCGGCCATAAAGCCCTGCCTGCCCATCTGAAGCTGCACCAAGTTAAACTGCGCAGAGCCGATCTTCTGGTCTAGCGAATTGATGTGATTTATGCACATCTTTGCAGTGTCGCTTAGTTGATCTTCGGTGTATTCCACATCGTCAATCGTAATGACCTTTTTGTCTTCAGTCATATTGATCTCCTTTCAGGTTATGCTGCCCAAGGTGTACCCGAGGCAGTCGTTGGATTTACCATTGCGTCGATTTTTGACGCTATGGCAGCTTCAGTATCCTCTTGGGATACATGACCCCAGACCCAGCCTTGAGCTTGAGCCTCAGTAATATCTGCATAAGGTGTAAAGTCGGACGCAGAAGCATCATACTCTAGGCCACAAGTGCCATAAGCTGATGCTGTGTTGCCATCGTCATCAACGCCTGTGCAGCGCCAGTGAGCAATGTAAACGCCACCATCAGCAGTGTGACGCTCAAGGGTTGGAATAGTCCAATCATATGTTACAGCCATTGTTATACCTCCTGTGCTGCTAAGTGTGCGGCGTAAGCATCCTTAACCGCTTGGGTGTGAACTGCATTACAGATGGCTTGCACCTCTGCGCTCTCGCCTGTGATGTCTGCATCAGGTGCAACAACATGGCGTGAGAAGGATCGGCTGATCTCTACACCGTCACGTTTGATGACCGTGGCTGTGCGTACTTGGATGTGCTTGAAGTTGCCTACGATCTCTATTTTGTCTTGTACTGTTTCTTCTGTAAGTGCCATCGTTTATCTCCTTTGATGGTTGGACTGTCCGACCCAAAGCTATGCAGTGGGTTAATCTGTTTCGTAAGTTATTGATGCCCCTATTGACCCTGCGGTAAAATTACCAATCGCATTCCAGACACCCCCATTAGAAACATTGTAAAAGTAAAAATCTGCTCCAGAAGTATACGGCGACATACGAATTTGCGATTTTTGGTCGTCTGTTAAATTAAACCCAGAGGCTGTAATAACAGAATTACCGTATATATAGGTATGAGTAGACCCACGGGCATTAAATGGAAGCCCCATACGGATGTTCCCGCCGCCTGTTGGTGCAGTTGTAAAACTCATAACAAAGCTAACCGTAACGACCTTGCCCACCTTAGTGTATGTCCCTGATTGGGTAGTATAAACCGTCCCAGTAGCGCCAAGTAAGTACGGCGTCCAAGTCCCGCTCTCATAGTCATCCAGCTTATTAGCCGACCCAGTGCCGCCAAGGTATACACCGCCAGACAGGTAGAGGTCTTTGAAGCGTGTATTGCTTCGTCCAAGGTCAACAGCATTATCGTTTGGAAGATTTGTAGACATATTCCAAGGACGTATTCTGCTCTCACTAGATAAAAAATCCAATCCAGCTGTATTATGCCCTATCTTTAAGTCGCCACTTTCAACCCCAATACTCCCCACAGTGGAGCCGTCTTTGCGGAACAAGGCAATGTCGCCATCCGAATTGCCTACACGGTTCATAATAATGACTGGTGCAGCACTAGTGTTAATATCTAAGGTTAGGCCATTACGATACACCATACCTTCCTCAGTCGAGCTATCACGAATGTTTTTATTAGTAGTCCCCACCAGCAAGTTACCGCTGCTGTCGATGCGCATGGCTTCTGCGTTGTTTGTGGCAAATAACATGGGGGTATTATCAGCATTCCAAACCCCTGATGATGATGTCTGTGAAAACAAGTAAGCACCAGTGTTATCAGATTGACTAACACGAATTTGCACTTGTTCCGCAGCACCGCCCTCCACATGAAGTTTACTGCTAGAGTTAGGCGAATCTGTCCCAATCCCCAAGCTCTCAGCACTCGCATCCCAGAAGAACTTTGGCGTGGTGCCTGTGTCCTCGTAGAATCTGATGTCGCCGTTGCTGTCGGCTTTAAAACGAGTGTTGCCACCTGTTGATAGCGTTACTGCCCCCAAGCTAGAACTTGCGTTTATATCATGTCCTGCGTTGTCATTGCCGTTATTTGCAAAGGAACTTAAACGTAAGCTACGAAGACCAGATGAACTTAAATCTGCGTATTGGGCATTATTTGTACTGCCACCCACAGTCAGCCCATCGCTGGTCAAAGTCCCAGTGATATCCAGATTACCCGTCATGGTATCACCAGACAGGTTCACATACCGTGCATCTGATTGGGTCTGAGTAAGGTGATCGGCTAGGACGAATGTACCATATCCAATGATATCCACTACATCATTAGCTGAAGTAGCAGAGTTGAATACAATAGATGTACCTGTGGTAGCGGTTACATCTTTGGTGGAGCCAATAACCTGTTTCACACCATTTAAGAATACGTCTACATATCCCGCATCGTATGTTGCTGCGAAGACTGTTTGGCCAGTCGTAGCTGTATAGGAGTAGCGGTTTGTAGTGCCGTTTACTGAGGAACCAGCATTTGTCCAGCCGTTAGCAGAGTACACTTTCATAGCACCCGCTGTGGTATCAAAATACAGATCACCTACATCCAAAGCTGACCCATCTGGATCGGCTGTTGGGGCGCTGCCTTGTGCGCCTAGATATTGGTTTTGGAATGTTGCTAAAGATGTTGCCGCTGCATTTTTGCTAGTTAAGGCTGCCGCCGCTGAATTAGATGCATTTGTTTCGCTAGTGGCGGCATTGGATGCTGAAGTTGCAGCATTGGAAGCCGAAGTCGCCGCCGCTGTACTACTGCCAAGAATATTATCCGCATAAGATTTGTTTACAGCATGGTCATTGGCAGTCGGCGTAGCCAATCCAGTAATGTTGTTGGAACCCATTGCAAGGTTACCAGACATACTATCGCCTGATTTAGTAACCTGTAGAGCATCCTGTTGGTCTGTATAAGCCTTACTAGAAACATCCTGTGCCGCTGTCGGATCACCTACACCAGTAATCTTGTTTGTGGACATGGCGATTGCGCCTGTCATGGTGCCACCAGCTAGTGGTAACTTAGTCGCAATGCTGTTTGTAATTGTTGTAGCAAAGTCTGGGTCATCGCCCAGCGCAGCCGCTAGTTCGTTGAGTGTGTCCAATGTACCCGGAGCACTATCAACTAGATTAGCTACGGCGTTATCAACGTCTACCTTACGTGCCGCATCATTATCGTTTGTTGGTGCAGACAGGTTAGTGATAGTAGCTGATGTGCCAGCGTTCATATTCAACGTGCCATCAATCGTGACGTTGTTGAATGTAGATGTACCACTAGAGGTTATATTACCTGTGAGGTTGCCTGTCACCGCACCTGTCACTGGTCCTGTATGAGTACCCGAGGAATTTCCTGTGAGATTCCCTGTTACCGGGCCTACGAGGCTTGTACCTGTAATTGTAGTACCTGTTATAGGGGAGGCGGAATTTGCACCAATAGTTGCCCCATCGATAGCTCCGCCATTGATATCTACAGATGCTAATGTAGCTTGTCCTGCAGAAGAAATGGTAGTGAAGCTACCTGCCACTGCGGAGTTAGCACCAATAACAGCACCATCAATAGCACCACCATCGATGTTCACTGAGTTCAGTGTTGCTAGACCTGTGGATTCAAGAGTGGTGAACTTACCTGTGCTGTGTGAGTTTGCACCCACTGTAGCACCATCAATTGAACCACCGTTAATATCTGCAGTGGCTGCTGTTAAAGATGTTGTAGCACTCAGTGTGGTAAACGTACCCGAGGCCGCTACAGTTG